GAAGCAATGGCGGCTTATAAAACTGCACGTTGGATTGGTTGGAACACAACTAAAGAAGACGGTTCAGGATTATTTGGCAGACATGCACAAAGACAAACTATTATTGCTGGACTAAAGAGTGCAGTTGATAGTAATGAATTGCTACGTGACGAAGAAACACGTAACTTTACATTGTTAAGTGCTCCTGGTTACCCAGAACTTACAAGTAACTTAATTGGACTAAACGTAGACAGAGGCTTAACAGGATTTGTTGTTGCTGATACTCCGTTTAGATTATTACCAAATGCAACTTCGTTACAAAATTGGGGTAACAACACAGCAGGCGCAACTACTGATGGCGAAGATGGAATGGTGTCATACGATGAGTATATGGCGGCGTTTTATCCATCAGGATTAACAACTGATGTAACAGGTAAAAACATTGTTGTTCCACCAAGTCACATGATGCTACGTACTATTGCAGTAAGTGATGCTGTATCGTTTCCATGGTTTGCACCAGCAGGTACAAGACGTGGTGGTATTAGCAACGCATCAAGCGTAGGATACATTGACAGCGAAGGCGAATTTAATGCAGTAGCACTAAATGACGGTGTACGTGAAACAATGGCAGGAGTTAAAATTAACCCACTAACATTTATTACTGGTAGTGGATTAGTAAACTTTGGTCAACACACAAGAGCAAAAAATGCTAGTTCATTGGACAGAATTAATGTTGCAAGATTAGTTGCATACTTAAGACGTCAAATGACTTTACTTGCTAAACCGTTTATGTTTGAACCAAACGATAAGATTACACGTGATGAAATCAAACAAGCAACTGAAAGTTTATTACTTGAACTTGTAGGTCAAAGAGCATTATATGACTTCCTAGTTGTATGTGATGATACAAACAACACTCCAGCAAGAATTGATCGCAACGAACTTTATGTAGACGTTGCAATTGAGCCAGTAAAAAGTGTGGAATTTATTTACATTCCATTACGCTTAAAGAACACTGGCGAGATAGCAACTTTGGGCAATCAATAATGGGGATAAATAAAACTATACAAGGAGCAAATTAGATGGCTATTTCAAGTTTAAGCAAATTTACAGTTCCGTTGGCGAGTGACCAATCTGCAAGTTCACAAGGCTTGTTGATGCCAAAACTCAAGTATCGCTTTAGAGTGAGCCTTGAAAATTTTGGTGCTGGTGCTCCTAACATTGAACTTACAAAACAAGTAATTGATGTAACAAGACCGAATGTAAACTTCGAATCAATTGCAATTGACGTTTACAACTCAAAAGTTTACTATGCAGGTAAACACACATGGCAACCAATTACAATCACAATACGTGATGATGTAAACAACGCTGTGAGTAAGAGTGCAGGTCAACAGTTACAGAAACAATTCGATTTCTTCGAACAATCAAGTGCGGCATCCGGCGTAGATTACAAATTCAAAACTAGAATTGAAATCCTAGACGGTGGTAACGGTGCTAACACACCAAGTGTACTTGAAACATTTGAACTAGTTGGTTGTTTTGTACAAGACATCAACTACAATCAGTTAACATACTCAGATTCAAATCCAGTTGACATCACAATGTCACTGCAATACGATAACGCTATCCAAACTAATGGTGCTGGTCAGCCAAACGGTATTGGAACTGCTATCGGAAGAACAATTAGAACTTTAGCAACAGGCTAATATCTAATTAGTAGTCATCTGTTTATAAGGCCGGGACGTAAAAAATCTCGGCCTTTTTTTACGACTAAATAATAGTATGAGCAAAGTAACCAAATTTTTAGGCAATGTAGTAGGCGGCATTTTTGGCAGTGATGGAGATATGCGAGATTATCAACATGCGGCTAGATTGTTTACTGATGACTACATGCGTCTTGCACCTAAAGTTGAATTTTTATATCATGTTTATTTTGACATCAATAAAGCCGCGGCAAGATCGCCAGGTGCAGGCATAGGATGGTCAAAGTCAGAACCTAACATCGAAGTTGGAATGCTTGTAAAAGCATGTCAAGTACCAGGAGTAAATGTTAATACCGAAGTAAAAAATCAATACGGTAAAAAAACAAATGTACAAACACAAGTACAATATACACCAATTAATATTACTTTCCATGATGATAACGTAAACATGGTAAGCGGTATGTGGCAACAATACTTTAAAAATTATTATGCTGATTCTAACTACCCAGATGAACTGTCGAGACAGCCTGCTTACAATGGCGCGGCAACAAAAAGCGATGGTGGCAGTAGAGGAAAACAAGGAGCAGGTCAAGCACCTTATAGTTTTGGTTATGACAGTTACACTGCTGGTCATTTCTTTAATAAAATTAGTATCTATCAATTAAGTAGACACAGATTTTTTGAATATACATTAATTAATCCTATCATTAGTAGTTGGCAAGGTCCGCAACTTAATTCAAGTAGCAGTTCACCAGCAGACAATCAAATGACTTTGATATATGAAGGAATAAAATATGCTGAAGGTACAGTTAGCAAAAATAATCCAGATGGATTTGCACAATTACATTATGATTCAACACCAAGTCCTTTAAGTATACTAGGCGGAGGAAGTGCATCGTTGTTTGGTAACACAGGAGTACTTGCTGGAGGACTAGATGTGTTTGGTGACTTAATGGATCCTAACGTTACAGGTAATCCACTTGCACTACTTGGTACAGCAATTAAGGCAAAGAACACATACGAGAATGCAAAAAAATTAACAAAACAAGGTGTTAAAAGTGAGATAACAAGTATTGCAACAGGTGCAATTACAAAAACTATTGAAAATACTGTGCAAATTGCAGGATTAGACAAAGTAGGACAAACACAAGCAGTAAAAGTTGAAACACAAGACACAGTAGTAGCAAACTCTAAAGATATACAAGTAAAAGCAGAAACTAATACTGTTGAAAATAATAGTTACTTTACTCCAGCAGAAACTGCAAGATTAAAAGAATTAGGTGTAGCAGAAGGCACAACAGGAGTTGGATCATTTGGTAATACATTAGGAGATGGTTCTGTACAAGCATTTCAAAATGCTATAAACAGTGCAAACAATAATATAACATATCAAACAGGCGATGCTGAACTTCTTCATAAAAATTATGAATATATTCAAAGAGGCACAACTCAATTAACAGTTGTACCAGTACAGTAGGAAAATAAAATGAAAGAAACTTTTTCAAACTTACCATTAGATGTTCAAATAAAAAAGAAAGATAGTGCTGAAGACAGTATCTTATATTTTGATTCTCTCAACAAACTAGAACTACAATTCAAAGCAAGTGAAAGTGATGCCGCAATAGCATTTTTTCAAAAAAGAGGAATGCAAGAAAGTGCGGCAAAAAGTGTAGCATTTATATTTTTGAAACAGTGTAAGATAGACGAAGTAAGTCCATTTGAATTATTATCACAACTACAAGGCTTAACAGAAACACAATTAGACAATGTACTAGGAGAAATTTTAAACATAAACAGAATAAATGTTTCTGCATTAGGAACTAGAAAGCCGGATACTGGAGATAACCCAGCCAAGAGGAACATCATTGCATAATGGCCAAATTAGGAAACTTTGCCCGTGGCAGGTATGAACTAAAAAACCCAGAAAAATATATAGGAAATAAAACTCCTAATTATAGATCAAGTTGGGAATGGCATTTTATGAAACTGTGTGATGAACATCCAGCAGTAGCAAAATGGGCAAGTGAAAGTATAAAGATTCCTTATAGAAATCCGTTAGATGGAAAGTATACAGTTTACGTTCCTGATTTTTTTATTGTGTATGCAAACAGTAAAGGAAAGACCAAAGCGGAAATAATTGAAATTAAACCAGAGAACCATACAGTAAAAGAACAAGTTGGCAAAAGTGCTTACAATCAAGCAAACTATATTAAGAATAAAGCAAAATGGGAAGCGGCCGCCAAATACTGTAAGCAGTATGGTATCCAATTTAGAGTGGTAACTGAAAAAGATTTATTCCACCAAGGCAAGAGAAGATAAGTATTATTATGACAAAGAAATTAGAAGAATTGTTAGATCTACCTGAAGTTAAAGAAACTATGGAGCAGGTTGAAGAACCAAAAACAGTTGTTGAGGTCAAAAAAGAAACTGACAACCTTGAGCGAAGTATTGCAGAATTTGATAAAATCTCTGCCGCTTTACCCATGGTAAAAGGACTTGGAGAATTAGCAGATAAAGAACTAGATGATCTAGCAGAAAAAGCCAAACAAAGTTATGAAGATCTAATGGACTTGGGCATGAATGTAGAATCTAGATATGCAGGTAGGGTGTTTGAAACAGCAAGTAATATGCTCAAAAATGCTATAGATGCAAAGAGTCAAAAACTAGATAAAAAGTTAAAAATGGTTGAATTACAACTTAAAAAACAAAATATAGATCAAAAACAAGGTGAAAATGCTGATACAGTAGATGCAGAAGGGTATGTAGTCATGGATCGCAACGCCATTTTAGATAAGATTTTAAACAAGGATCAAGATAAATAAACGTAGTTAAAGGAGAATATGATGGCTGACACATTTAAAAAATATCTTGCAGAAGCCGCAAAACAGTATGACTTTGTTATCAAAGTTGCTGGAGATTTAGAAGAAGGTTTTGAAGATCAATTGGAAGTAGCATTAAAGAAGTTTGATGTTGCTAATTTATCAGCAGGTAAGAAGACACCAATACAAAGTGTGCCATTAGATTTCCCACAGTTGACAAATACAGAAGTAACTGTATATGAAACAACTGTAAATTATCCAACTACACAACATGAATTAAGAGCATATCTATCAGGCGTACTTAATATGCAAGATGATATGATACGTGTACGTAAACCAGGTGAACCAACAGAAGAATATCAAGCAAGTACTGAAGATGAAAAACCATACGAAGATAAACTTTTAGATAGTGAATACAAAGACGCACCTGAAGTAGACAAAGACAAATTAGTAACAACTGAAAAAGGTAAAGAGACGTTTTTACAGCAGTTAGCAAAAGAACAAAAAGAACGTCATAAAGGAGCAGAATAATGGCATCACGTGAAATGTATGACGTACTAGAACGTTTAAAGGAATTAGATAAAAATAATCCTAATGTAATTAATGACGCTGTAGAAAACACAGAAAAAATGAATCCTCCAGTTGAAGAGGCAAAAAAGAAAATGGTAAAAGATCCGAAGACAGGTAAAATGGTTCCGGATTATGCTATTGACGGTAAAGGCAAAGACGATCTTAAAAAAGAAAATGTAAAAGAGTCTATCACAATTAGTGCAGACTCACCAGAAGACTTGCCAATGATTGCACAAATTATGAAACTTGCAGGTATGCAGACTGTTACACCAGATATGATGCCTGATACAGATAATGTTCCTGCAATGAAAGCAGATGATAATATTAACGGTTCACCCTGTGGTGCTGTTGTTTCAAAAACAGATAAGGGCGTAGATTTTGACTTAGACAGAGACGGCGCTCCTGACATGTCATATGATAACTCACCTGATGAACAATACAAAGGTGTTGAAGATGTTACTACCGATGCAGGTATTGAAGGATTAAACGGAAAAAGTGCTCCACAAGATATTAGAGTAAAAGATCCAAGTCCGTATGCAGATTACGAACAGCGTTTGGCAAAACTTGCAGGTATTGAAGATAAAGAAACCGATGAAGATTTTGCAAATTCAATGGGAGATGAAAGAGAAGAACCTACTTACAAAGGTTATGATCCAGACTATGCTAAAGACGCAGGTATGGCAACAAGAAAAACCAAAATGATTCCAGCAAACAGTGGAGATAATCCATTAGAATCAATCGAAGATAAATTAAGAACAGAGTATAAAACTTTTAAAGAAGAACTTTGGAATGCATTATCAGATGGTAAAGAAAGCACAGACGAAGGTAGAGGCAGAGGTAAAGTAATGGCTGGCCGAGGACGTGGTAAAATGCCAAAAGAAGATGTTAAAACAACAGAAGGTCGTGGACGCGGCAAAGGTAAAAAGAAGTAAGGGGATAAAAAATGGCAACAGTAGCAAGAGTACACGGATCTGGACTTTCAACAGCAGGAAACGTTTTTTACCCAGGAGCATTCGCTTTTAAAATTTTAGTAAAAATTGCAAACGGTACAGCAGTTGATCTAAGAGCAGAAGATGATGCCATTGACGAAACAGTTGAAGCAATTTGTAAAGAAATTAATCCTTTAATTTATTGCACTACTGACGATGCAAGTGGTACAATGACTGTAGTATGTGATAACCAAGCAACAGCGGCAGACTTACAAGCACGTATTAGACTAATTGGTAAAGCGGCAAACTATCCAACTAGCACAGTTACAGCAGTTGGACCAAATGCCATTGATACAAGCGGTACATTAGTAACTGACGCGGCAACATTAATAGCAACGTAATTCAAAAATTATAATAGATTCAATAGGCGCTACGGCGCCTATTTTTTTCAGTAAATATTCATATGACAGACTGGGCAGAATATTTCCAAAAAATAAAACCTGTATGTCCGTGGAGTTTGGCGGCATGGAAAAAGAACCAAATTAAAATAGTACAATGGTCAGGAGAATGGGAACACTTAGGTGACAACCAAGCCATTGTTTATACATTTAAAGATATTAATCGAAGACGACTAAAAAAACTTTGTAAGAAATTAAATGTTAGTTATGAATATGAATGGTTATGGAGTGAACCTAAATATGGAAAGTTTGGAAGTCCTGTACCTATACTAATACAACAAGATAGGCGTAAACTATTTGATTTACGTTATGATCAAGGTTACTACAACGACATAGAAATATAAAATAGTAAAATAAATACTATTATGAAGACGGAATACACAAACGCCTTCTTTGAAATAGTATGTGAGACAAAAGAAACATACGGTTACAATATTCCAATTGAACTCGAGTCTTACATTGTTTACCTTTTGGCAAGTCATTTAGATAAACCAGACTTTATACCACAACAATCATTTGCAGAAGCATATCTAAAAATGAAAAGACCTTACACGCAAAATGCAAAACAATTAGGTGATACATGTTTGTTTATAACAGGCGTATTTCCTTCATATGGCGCTGATAAAGGTTTAGATATACGTTACTATAGCAACATAGGAAAAAGCAGTTATAGCATGGCTAGTGAATGTTTAAATATAGATTTATTTGAAGGTTTAAGCACACATTTTGATATACTACGTTCATTTATAGATACTAGTATCAATAAACGTAAATCCCCACAAATATTGGGTTAAATACTGTTATGGCGCAGAATGCAAAAAGTCTAGACGGTGTATTAGTTAAAAAAGCACACCAAAGGACAAGATATACAGAAAAAGAAATACAAGAATTACAGGCTTGTGCTCACCCAGACACAGGTGCAAAATTCTTTATGGATAATTTCTTTTTCATACAACATCCTACACAAGGGAAATTGAAATTCAAACCTTTTGAGTTTCAAGAAAGATTAGTAGACTCGTATCATAGTCATAGATTTAATATTAACATGTTGCCTAGACAAACAGGTAAGTCAACTACAGCCGCAGGTTATCTATTATGGTATGCAATGTTCAATCCAGATGTAACTGTTCTTATTGCCGCACACAAGTATGCAGGTGCACAAGAAATTATGCATCGTATTCGTTATGCTTACGAAGACTGTCCAGATCATATTAGGTGCGGTGTAACCTCATACAACAAAGGATCAATGGAATTTGATAACGGCTCACGAATAGTTTCACAAACCACAACAGACAATACAGGACGTGGTATGAGTATTTCATTACTATATTGTGATGAGTTTGCATTTGTTAATCCTACTATTGCAAAAGAATTTTGGACTGCAATATCTCCTACACTAGCAACAGGAGGTAAAGCAATTATTACTTCAACACCTAACAGTGACGAAGATCAGTTTGCACTTATATGGACTGAAGCAATGAAACGTTTTGATGAACATGGTAATGATACTGAAGTTGGAATAAATGGTTTCTATGCTTTTTCAGCACACTGGAGTGAACACCCTGACAGAGATGATGCATGGGCCGCTGAAGAAAAATCACGCATTGGCGAAGAACGTTTTAGACGTGAACACGAATGTGAATTTTTAATCTTTGACGAAACATTAATTAATAGTGTTAAACTTGCAGAACTTGAAGGAACAGATCCGTTAAGAAAATTTGGACAAACACGTTGGTATAAAGATATTAATCCAAACTTTACATATGTTGTAAGTTTAGATCCAAGTTTAGGTACAGGCGGAGACTATGCCGCAATTCAAGTTTTTGAATTACCTAGTTTTGAACAAGTTGCAGAATGGCAACATAATACTTCACCTGTACAAGTACAAGTTAGAGTACTTGCTGACATAACAAAAACTATAATGGAAGATGGTCAACAACGTGGATCTAAATTACCACAAGTGTATTATAGTGTTGAAAATAACACTATTGGAGAAGCAGTGTTAGTTGCTATCAACGAGTTTGGAGAAGAAAACATTTATGGTATGTTTTTAAGTGAACCAGCACGTAAAGGACATGTACGTAAATTCCGTAAAGGATTTAATACAACACACAAAACAAAAATTTCAGCATGTGCTAAATTTAAGCAACTGTTAGAGAATGGACAACTTAAGATTAAATCAAAACCTTTAATATCAGAACTAAAGGCATTTGTAGCACATGGCACCACATTTGGTGCTAAAACGGGCGAACATGACGATTTAGTAATGAGTACAATGCTTAATATTCGTATGCAAAAGATACTTGCAGACTGGGATCCTGCCATATATGAGAAGATGCGTGATGCAGATGCCGAAAGTAGTGTAATGCCCATGCCTGTCTTTATTTCATTCTAGTAGCATAAATAACAGTATGACAGGATTAGACAGCATAGCAAAGCAGTTATTTGAAAAAATTCGTAGCCGTTTTCCAAAGATTGTAATGGGAGACGAGAATGGCGCACCTACAGCAGATGAAAGCCAAGCACGTTTTTATGATTTTGATTGGGTAGTAAATGATGAAAATCAAGGTGCTGTTAGTATAAGCATTAGTGAAGGCGAAGCACTAAAGATTTATTACAGTCAAAATATGTTAGAAAACTTGCCAGAGCCTATTGAAAATGAATGGTATAACTTTTTAAAAGAAATGCGTTTCTTTGCAAAGAAGCACATGATGGGTTTTGATACAAGAGATATAGCAAAGTCAAATTTAGACAAAAGAGATTATCAATACTTGGCAAATAAACAAGTTCAGGAGTCAGCAATGTATGGAACAACAAAATCTAGTTATGAGGAACTAGACAAAACAAAACTTATTATAAGACACAAAAAAGAAATTACACCAGAACAAGCAGGTGCTAGAACAAGACACATTAGTTCATTGTTTATTGAAAATGAAGCAGGTGAACGTTTCAAATATCCTTATGCACATTTAGCAGGTGGAAGAGCAATGGCTCGACACGTTGCCAATGGCGGTCTCCCTCATGATGACTTTGGAAAACACATTGTTGAAACTTCGTCTAACATTGCCAAACTTACTGCGTTCAAAAGATTCGTAGGTAAGAAAGACTTTATGAACACAACCTCAAATGATATTATTGAAGGAAGTAATATTGAACTTGAAAACTTAAGAACACACATTAAAAAGTTAGCAGGACAAAATTACTATTCTACAACAAAAGAAAATTTTGCACCTGTTGAAAATACAGACGCTGAATTGGGAGAAGACGTTGTAAACGAACTTACCAATGCATTTACTATTCCACAGTTTAATGAAGACTTAAAAGATTTATTTCCATTACTACATACTATTCATCAAAAACGTGTTGCAGAAACAACAGTTGATTTAGATGAAGTAGTAAAAGAAGATTCTGATATTGATGCAATTTTAGCAAAGCATCCAGAAGAATGGAAACAAGCAAAAGCCGATGGTGGTATTGAATACGGTAATGATTTATATCAAGACCTATTTGATTATTTTGCTGACTCAGGCGAAATGCCATATGGTACAATGAAAGCAAGAGACGGTGATCCAGATCAATGGATTCAAAACGAATTAGAATCTATGGGTTACTTTGATGATGAACCTGAAGAAAGTATTTTCCCAGAAGAGGAATTTGAAAATTGGGCAGACTCTGTCGTAGACGAAGCCTTAGATAAACAACGTATTGCCATGTTGAACAAAATGATTGGCAAAACCCTACCAGTAGGTCCTGATGCAACAAATGCAATAAACAGTCTCAAAGGAATTATTG